ACCACCCCGACCCCCACCAGCTCCCCCGCCACCACCACTGAATATCCCTGAACCACCACCACCACCACCACCTGCAATAAACCCACCTGATGCGTTGATTATAGAAATGTTGTTGGACACGTTATTGATGGCAGGTCCGCCTGACTGGCCGCTACTACCAGATGAGGAATTGATACCTTCCCCACCATCCCCACCACGACCTATTATCAGTCCTCTGTTAATTATAGAAGATCCACTTGGTATATTTGATATTGTAAGTCCTGCAATGTCCACATTATCTGACCACAAATATACACCAGCTTCGACAGTGACAACAATCTGGGACCCGCCATCCCATCCCGCACTCAGAGCAATAGAGCGCAAATCAGCCTGTCGAATACTATTTCCAATTGAAAAGATGAACTGTTTGGCTGAACCGTAAAAATTAGAAAAGGATATTGGACCTGAAGTTGGCACAGTACTGTTAACAGATGAAACGGGAACCCTTGAACCGCCTTTGTAGTATTCACTAATAGAATGTGGCCTACCACCTCCAAACTCAGTTACTATATCCGATTCAAATCCTAAGGTCCCTGAGCTCTTAACTGCCATTTTTCAGCTCTACAATCTGTTGGCTAAGTTCCTTAATGCCCTCGATAAGTAAACCTACGACGTTGCCATGTCTGACAGCATAATACGTCTCAAGATCATCGTCTACCTGGTATACAGCTTCAGGAAGAACCTTTAACAATTCTTGGGCAATTACCCCTGTCATTGGCGTTTTGTTGTCCTTGTAGTTAAAAGTGTACCCGTTCAATTGAGCAATCTTGTCCATTGCCTTGTCAATTTTCACCACATTCTCTTTTTTCCGCAGGTCAGACACAGAACCAAACGCTGTAATATCGCCTGTCGTAACAAAGTTTCCTGACAATGAATTCCCGTTATTTGATAGGTTGCCTAAACCTACTTGATTTGGAACGTGTGTATGTGACGTGTTCGCCTTGCCGTCAATCGCAGTTTGCAATCCTGTGACGTTAGCTATAGTGTGTACGTGAGCTGTATTCGCCTTGCCATTGATTGTGGCTTGTAATCCAGTAACTTTGGATATATTAATGTCTGGAATTCTAGCGACAACAAAAACACCACTTGTGATTTTGCTTGTAGGCAAATCAGGAACGTTTCTTGTATTGAGAATCCCCGTGGTCCCAATGTTATCTGGATTAATGTTTGTAATTGACGCTCCATCGCCTTGGAGTGCTGAAACGACCAATGTTCCAGCTTGTGTAATTCTAAGTTGGGGATTGGCGCTGCTGCCTGTTCTTATTATAAAAGGAGATGTCGAATCGGACGTCTCTGTTGCTATTTGCCACGACCTGTTTGCACCGTTGATAATGTTGATAATTGGTCTAAAGCCGACATTTGTTTTTAGCTCAAAAAGACTTTCTACTGTGCCAGGAGCATTTATTTTAATAGGTGAGTTCACGTTTACAAATTCAGTAGGGTTTGCATTGTTACTAATTGCACCAACAAGTACACTACCTACTGTTACACCATCAGCAACAATTTCGTCTACGTTAAATGTGCCCTCAAGAGCTAAATTACCAATTCTCGGCACAGGAGTTCCTGCAACAGCAAGTAAAGCGCTGTCGTTAATCACATCGACCAACTCGTTGGTTCGGCTAAGCCAAATTTGGAAGGTGTCTGAAATTACAATTCGGTCAATGGTTGACATTTAATTACCTGCTCTCTATTTTTGCAACTGTCAGTTCTATTCTATTTATACACTCTCCAAGGGTCCTGACCTCGTTTCTTAGGTCACGCAATTCTTTTTCTCTTTTTTTCTCAGCTTTATATCTCTTGAGCTCCATCACATCTGTCTCTAAAAGAGCTCTTGAAGTTGTGTCTCTAATCATTCGAACGAAATCCCTCTATAGTCTAATAGCTTAGGCACACTTGCTACGTTTTCTGATATCATGTCAATTCTTATAGCAAACGATCTATAACCAATGTGTGTTCCTGCATCGTTTGTATACATTACAACACCTTCTTGTTTTTCGCTTGCAGGTATTTCATAGACAAACTCTTTGTAGTCATTAGTGTTTGTTCCACTTGAAAATAGCGAAGCGCCTTCAATTTTGTCCAATTCGATCCAATCGTTGTTGCGAAGCGAAACAGGGTCCGATCCATTCTTCAATTTTATGTATGTCTTTATGTCTGTACCTGTTGGTCTATAACCTGTCACGTACAATCTAAAATCTTCTCCTTCAAAGCCTTCTTTCAGTTCCACTTTCTTAGAAATGTATTTAGACGTCGTATCAGAGTTTGATGTCACGTTATAGATGTATGCGAACAACTTTGCTGTCTCTACATCAACGAGCGGTGTTGTTGTGGGCACATTGTCCTTGTCAAGAGTCAACACTATTCTGAGATTTTTTTCTGAAGGTACATCATTAGACTTGCTAAATACCAAACATCCGGTCTCGTTGAATAACATTTTGTTTGCAAAATCAAACTCTTGAACATAAGGCAAGTTAGAAGGTGCAGCAGGATCGACAGCCTTGACAGCAACACGGACGTTACTATCAACATCAACTATTCTGTTGATCATGGCCTGTATATAGCTGATCTCCACATTATCTACAGACGTGATGGTCAATCTTGCATCGCTGTCAATGCCAAACAACAATCCTGATGCAGCAAACAATTTTGACTCTCTTGCAGATGACTTCTCAAGAACCATGAAATCAGGGCTTCTTGCATTGAAGTAGTTTATTCTGCCTGCAACGACAGGTCGTGATGCAAACGTGCCTGAAAACTGAGGAAACTTATCAACAATGATTTGAGTGCTACTTGTCACAGAAACCACTCTGAGCAAATCTCTGTCTTCGGAGAGATTTTCGATGTAAAGATAATCACCTGCGCTGTAATTGTTAAGCGCTGAGCCTGTTACTACATTGCTTGTAGTATTGGTAGTTGTACTGTATGTTGTAACCTCTGGTGCTGTAAACATATACGCAAGCTCGTCAGATACGAATCTGCCTACAGTGTTTTCAACAGAAAGAAACTCAACATCGTCTGTTTCCAACTCAACAGTTCCTACATTCACATTGAAGTTGTATCTGAACAAGTCGAACCTAATATCTTCATCTTGGTACGATTTCCATGCGCGGTTGTTTGTCGAAGTGAACAGAACACCGTCTCCCCAGTCTGAGTTCACATCCTGGCCCGTAATCAGATCTGTCCCTCCAACTTTTTGAGTAAATATCAAATAATCAGGGTCGTTTGCATCAGGCATCACAACTATGGCATATTCTTTCTCCGCTTCCAAACGAATAGGAGCGTCAAACAATATAGTTGTAGCGACAGAAGCATCATCAGAAACATTGACTTGACTTGATCTTAAATGCTTCTTTGCAAATGGCAATATTTCGAAACTTGGAAATCCGTTTTCTACTTCACGAATCATTACTGTAACGCCATTTACAATGCTTTTTCTCTTGAAAAATACGTCCAATCTTCCAAGATGAAGAGCATCAGCTCCTTGAGTCATGGTATCTTTAACAAAGAATGTCTGAGATAGTGGATCGCCACCAGGGGCGCCGCCGCCCCCGCCACCATCGCGTTCTACGAATGGAGGGATTGTTCTTGTTGTAACAGAATTTGTTGTTGATGTTGCTCTTGAAGTTTGGACATCAATTTCAGGATGTCTTGTTGACAAAGTCAATCCTGTTTTTTCTACGTTGAAGTTGTATGAATTGTATTTTAGCCTGCCCGCAGAAGCAGATGCGCTTATCATATCATCGAACGTTTCAACATCAGCAACAATAAACTCGCGCTCACCTACAATGAACCGGTTTTCTGGAATCTTGAACACTGCAAAAACTTCACCGTTAGCGTTTGAAGAAACTTGCGCGCCAAACGCGCCAGATCTACGGACTTCTGATCCTGAACTTATACCTGTCAGATCTTCAATCAATCTTCCTGGTGCAACAGAAGCATTGACGTCCAATTCGTCAAAGAAGAAGTAATGTCTTGTATTTGGACGCAATCCGTACATTTGTATTGACAATTCAGCAGAACGGATGTATGGTCTGAATTCTGTGTTTGTAACAAAATCTCCAACAAACTGCTCACGTGTCTGACCTTCTATCACGTTTAATTCTCTAAATATGTCTTCGACGGTCTGTGCAGTCGTTGTAATCATACTGTTCCTGTTAGACACGACAGACACAGACGAACTCAGAAGGTTTCTTTGTGTAGATGTAAGAGGGGCAAACTCCCCCAAGGATTCAGCGAACTGCGAAAATGGTGTGACCAAATCGATCTCAAAAACTGTTGGCGTTGTCACAGTGTCATACGCAACGTCGTACTCTGGCGATATGAACCCTGTTCCTCTGTACTTGTAGAAGTTGCTCGTACAAGATCTGAAGTTTGTCGCATACTGCTGCTTTAGGAACTTAACAAGTTGGTTCGCTCCCAGAGTCACAACTCTATTGTTCACGTCAAAGGACTGTGTATTGGTAAGCTCCTTAACTTTTAAGTTCAAAGGAAATTGCTTTACGCTTGGATACAGAGCCGATTCAGTAAAATCTACAGACGCGTTGAATGAAGGATCGGTCAAGTCAGCTATTGACAGATCGTTGAAAGGATCTACAACGATGCCGTTTTTGAATCTGTTCAAACCGTTTTCGTCCTGGATCAACAGATTTCTCGTTCCTGATTCTAACGCACTAATTTGCGTGTAGTACATCAGACGATCAATTTTGTTGGAGATTTTGTCGATGTCCTTCATTGTATACGTTTTTATCGTCTTGCGCTTGATCTGAACAGTCTCACCTCTTCGGTTTAATCTTGTTGCCTTTTCAGGTGACAATAGGGGGAAACCAGGAACCGTGATCTCAGCAACGATCGAACTTTCCATCTTATCAATTTTGCCTAAAGATGTGCCGACAACGTCGCCGACAATGTATTTGAATCTGCCATGTGAACTGCCAACGATGTAATCAACACGACTTCCATAATACTCTATGTCTACTGAGGCACTCGTATCGAAAGCAGGCACGACGTGGTTGACACCTGATGAAAACAACTCTGAAGAAGAGTTAGGCAACGACACCTGGGGGGAAAGTAGTGTTGCTCCGCCTGCAGTTGGAGAATATGCTGCAACAGGGAGTCTGTATGGTCTGAAGTCAATAGACGATTTGAGATCGAGTACGTTACCATCTTCCGTCTCAAAGTAGGTTATGTAATCACTATCAACGTTTACATAACTATCTACTGTAAAGAAGTTAATTTCAGAGCTCACGTCAACCTTGAACACACGAACTTTTATGGTAAGGACAGAAGCAGGGGGGACAGGCCTTCCAGGTATTTTTTCAATGTATGAGTGATCGTAGAAATTGTCCTTTTGGTTCTTCTTCAAACGGAAACTATCTGTGAAATCGTTTGAAGAAGAATCCTCAACGCTTATTATTTCTATTGCATCAGACAGTCCAAGCGTATACACTGAATCTGTTGACGCGTATGTGGTTTTGACAAAAACCTCAAACACTTGTTTGACTCTTGCCTCAGCACTTATAATGGTTGCATTATAATATACCGTCACGTTCTGGGTACCTGAGGAAGCTGCAATTACAAGATTGCCGTCTACAATTTCAGCGCTCGTAATCGTAGCAGCTGTGTTGTCTGCACTCTTAATCACTAATATGTTCAACAGTGTGTTGGAATTGAACACTTCATCGCTTGAAGGTTCTATTGTTATTGTTCCTGACGACGAAGGTGAAATTTTGCTTCTTCTAATACTGAATGACATGTCAGACAGTGACTTGACAAAAGATCTATTAGCGTCAAATACCAAAATAGATTCTGACGAATTGATCATTTTTGGAGTGATCTGAATTTCACCTTTGTCTGTGCCCTCTTTTACATATACTACATCGTCAAATTTTTCAGTCGCATTCATTCTAATGCTAAACAGATACATTCTGTCCGTTGTATAGTTTTTGACTATTGCAGATCCTATTGGGCTTAAATTTGTGTCTAACAACGATACGTTTTGCATCGATCCAATGGTAACGCTTCCTGTGGCTGCAACAACTTTGCAATATCCACCGTAATTAAAGTTTACAGGCTGGTTACTAACATCAAATGTTGTTGTGTTTGCATTTGGTATTTCGAACAACCTTTTTGAGTCGTTCGAAACTCTATAACCTTTCGAATATGCAACGCCTTCGCCCATCTCCACAAAAAAGGTGTCTGTTGCCTCGTTCTTGAGTATTTTAAATTGAAATTCGTTCTTTGCAAAGTCCCCATTAGTCTCGTATGTTCTTCTTGCCAATTCTCTCGCGATCGAGTTAAACTCAGATACGTTTCTCGTCTCGACAGGATATCCGTTTTCGTATCTACGGAGAATGAAGAATTCAGGATCAGCTTCTGCTGTCGGTGTTGCAATTGCAACAAGTTTCGGCACTAGCAAAAGTCTGTCAGCGCCAGGTGCATTCTCGTTTGGAGATCCGTTTGCATTGTCGAGCAATGAAGAGTCTTGCTGTGAGCTAACGATCGTCTCGTCTACAGCATATCCAACAGATATATCGTTGGGCTGAATTGCGAATGGGTCGTCTGACTGGGTCATATACTTCTTAACAACAATAGTCTGATCGTCAACAAATAGGAAGTGGCCACGCTGAAATATGATACCCTCTGAAGCATTCAGGCCAAACGAGGCTCCTATAGGAGTGGAGAAACCTGCAACAGAAGTGCTTGCGACTATTCCGTTGTCAACAATTGACTCTACAGCCTGTCCTTCGACGGTCTGTGTTCTTAGAATATACTCTCTAACATTAAGGGAATCATTCGGCTCATAGAGTTTCTTTTCGATGTTACCTACAAGAACAGTGTTCAAGTAGGTAACAAAAAACGTATTGAGATCAGGAGCTCTGCTTTGGAAGCCTGATTCGCCTTGGACGACCAGTGACTTCAGACCATTCTCATCTTCGATCTCATAATAATACTCGTCTATCGTACCGTCTTCTTGAACAATAGTACGCTCAACAAATTCCTCAGGAGCTGCTCTACTCGAATCAGAGCTGAATATTATTGCGTCGACGACCTTTATGTATTGCAAGTTAGTGAATTCAGTGAAGGTACACCCTTTAATGATTGATCCTTCTTTGTATATGTTCTCCCCAAACTGCTCAATCTGATTTTGAAGAGTAGTCTGTAGTTGAGTCAATTCCCTTGCTTGTACAGCAAAACCAGGCTTGAAAAGGATTCGATAATATTTGTTGGCAATGTCATAATCATCGAAGTACGGTGCTATGTTTAAATCCGTTTTGATACCCATTGTGTGCCTTTACCTTTAGAAGTCTATAATAAGACGTAATTGTTCGATTTTGTCTTGAGATCTGGTTATAGGAGTAGAATCCGATATAAAGAGAACATCGCCTGAATCGCTGATATATGGCGAGTATTCTATTGTATTTATGTCGATGCCGCCTGTCTCCACACTGATTGGCTGTGTATTTACAAATATTTCCGTGTATGGGCCCACATAATTGGAAACATATATGGTGGATTCGGCCGAATCCACCTCGTGAACAGTCCCTTCCACGTCTCCTTGAGTCACAACATCACCGACAGAAAGAGCTCCAACGCTCGATCCTAAAAACATTTTGAGTCTATTGTCGAAGGTAGTCGCGTCAAACGCACCGTCAAATAATGGCGATTTGACCAAACCTATTTTACTATATGTTCCTGATGATGGTATAGAAGAACCAGCACCACTCGAAATGCTTTTTGCAATTCCTATATGTTTAGATTTCAGCTCTCTGAATATGTTGGTTCCGTGGCCTCCTCTAGGTGAGATAATAGGTCTAATTGTAGCGACAATTGCTCCTTCATTGACGTCAAAAGCTTGAACAGGGGTTTTTATATATGCTCCTGCTCGTGTGTAGTTCGATCCATACTCAAGCATTCTTGTGGAGACTATTTTACCTCCTTCGAAAATGGGCATTGCAACAGCGCCTGTACCGTCACCTTTTATTTCTATGGTTGGTGCAATCTGTATTACGTCATTTGCTTCAATAAAGGTGTTGGACAACACCTTGACATAAGGTTTCGAATTCAGAGTGCCTGACTCAATTATATTGAACGCACGCGACTCGAGTATAGACGAAGAATCGTTTTTTCTAACATACAAAGTTCTGTTCAGATAGAAATTCGGAGTAGTAAAATCAAACGTCTGTATAGGAGACAAATCTGAGCTACTGGAAGATTCAAGTTTTACAGGCGAATTTATAAATATTGTTGACGTCAACGAGTCAAAACTCTCGACAATGCCTGTTATCAGCTCATACCCACGATTAGATTCGCCGTTCTCCACAATAATAGAATATATTCCATCGTTGGCGACGGATTCCACCAAGGCATTTCTCACGATAGGTATCAGATTTCTTGTAAAAAATCTTCTATATGTAATGAACGGCGTTGACGACATATATTTCCACACATAGCCATCAGCCAACTCGTATATTCCGTCACTTATGTTGTTTATAAAAATGGGTTTGTTTAGGGATGGTGTGTTTAGGGAGTTTGATAAACACTTGAATATATGATAGTCTCCACCTTCAATGTCAGGCTCAACAACCACAAAGAAGCTTTCTTCAGATAAGTTAACACTATTGTCGAAGGCTACGTATGTTGTCCCTTGACGCCATACAACACTTGCTAGCATAAACGAAATGTCTTTGGGTTCTACCTGAATACCAAAGATGGCCCGTCCAAGAAACTCTTGAGCTGTCATTTGCGAGTTAGTAGATCTTGTTCTTGCTAATTCGCCTGCAAACGATCCGAACAACCAAAAATTGTTATCAATTAAGTTTTTCATGTAGTAGTTCTCTACAAGATCGTAGTCGAATTTATCTAATTTTGTTGACACTTGAAAACCTCAATCGATGTTATGTTGATAAGTATTGGAAGTTAGTACTCGATACAAACACACCGTCATCTGAGATGTATTGATTGCCTGTTTCTAAATCCAAATCAGAAACACGAACATCAGGTATGGTAACATCGATAGTAATGACGTCTGTCTTAGTGAATTTGGTGAACAACTTCATCCCAGAAGGGTGTAGTAGATCTCTATATTCCGTCTCGTATATACTTGTAGATATATCTGTATTTATTTCATACGAATAGTCTTGATAAAACACACTATCCTGTAAAACTTTGTTGCTGTTAATTTGTGAGGCGAAACTCGTCCATCTGCCTTCTGTTAGCCCTTGACGGCGTGACCTTGCAACGCCGACCGAATCAGGTACTGGATCATTAATGACAAACAAATCCAGATTCTCTTGGAACCACTGAGTGTTCCTCAAGGCAGGAACTATTATTCTGTTCCACATATTCAAATTATTTGGACTTGCTGTCTCTGTGGCTATCTGTTCAAATATAGAAGCATCAAGTGCAGACAATATTCCATCTGCACTTATGTCTCCATATATATAATCATTTGTGCCAAGAGTCTTAATAAACGATTCTAACGGGATTGACCTTGTAACATCGCCTGTAATAATTTTCGACACTTCTGCGAAAAAGGTTCCGCCTTCTGATTGTGCAACGGGTACAATTGGGGTTATGTTGTCACGAATGGCTTTTGTGGTGTTATAAATTTCAACGGAAGAGCCATCTGCATACCCAAAACCGCTGTCAATTATTTCAAGCGCTTCAATTTTTCCTGTGACTGTTTGTACTGTTCCCTTGATATGTGCATTCAATCCTATAGGTTGAGATGAAAGGTCTCTAGAAATTGCCGTCACGGTTATTGGTGCTGTACTATCAAGTTTAAATATAGGCTGAGACAACACAAACGATGCAAATGACAAGTGAGTCACGTATAAATTGTTACCTTCTACTCTTACGATACGGCCTTTGACTTGAATGTCTACTTGATTACCCTCAAAGGTTTCGACAGTAATCTGTTGTCTTATCTCATCGCCCACGAACAATATTACACCTGCAGCAGGGACAATTCTCAGTACCTGATCTCTAAGGTTGAAGCGCCTAATAATATCTTCTCTTGCAACAAGGAACACATCGCTAAAATAATCTGTTCCAGGATTCACGTTTGAAAGTGTAGATATTGCTCCTAACGTAAAACTTTCAGGGACGAATGCTACGTTCAATTGCGTGGCAATTGACGGAACAACATCGTTGACTCTCGTTCCACTCATTTCTATTATAGCAGGAGGAA